TTATTTTAAGAAGATCCGCCGAAAATAGGGCGATTGTTGAATTTGAATTAGCTTCTCCATTAGAAATAGAAAATGTTACTTTCCCAAGAAGAACTGTAATGGCTAGATATTGCAGTTTTCATTATCGCGGAAATGGCTGTCGGTACATGGGTCCGCCAATAGCGGATGAAAACGATCAACAGTTAACGGCAAAAGAAATAAAATTCACTTCTGGCTTAATAAGAAGAAGATACAATACTTCAGACAATGTAGAGCCAAGCAATAGCGCGCAATTTACTAGTAAAATTGCCGCTGCCCCATTTCAAACCCCAGACGGAGAAGATGTAGTTACTTCTATTGCAGAGACGGTTACCTATAATGGATCTAGCTATAATGTAATTGGATTTCCCGTTTATGCAGCAGATAATTATTACCTTGAGTACCTTGGTTATTTTAAGGTTGATTACTCAGAAGGTGGAGAGTATTATTTTGGCGTTGATCCAGATGATGCTGCGGAAATATTTATTGATGGTAGATTAATTGCTGGAGACTATGGCAAAGGCCCAAGACAAGGATCAGGGCCGCAAGGAACAACTGGATCTATAATATTAAAAGAGGGCCACCACAGAGTTTTGGTTCGTTTTTATGAAAACGGGGGTACTCAGAACCCAAATCCACAAGGATTAACAGTTTTTTATAAAACACCTGGTTCTTCAACTTGGACTTCAGTTCCAGCAGCCAGATGGTATTACAACCCTTCAGAAAGAAATCTTTTAACATCGTCTCAAAGATTCTTTTCGTCTTCTCCCTTGGATGTTTGGGTCAGCATAGAAATCGCAGCGCTAAGGAATGCGGCAAACAAAGGTTTGTGGAAAATGGACACTAATTATAAAACTGGAGACTATGTTTACATAGAAAATCCACATGTAAAAGTTGCTAAAAAAAATATAAACGAAATTCCAAATTGGACTCCTCTTTTGAAATTTTACATGTGCGTCAAAACGCATACGGCAACAGGATCAAAACACCCATCGTTCAGTAGAGAATTTTGGGTTTCAGATCAATGCTCAAAATCCATAAATGGATGCAAGTTGAGATTCGGAGATGATGGAGTTTTGCCGTTTGGAGGCTTTCCTGGTACAGAAGAATACGCAATAAACCAATAATGAAATCTATTATAGATCACGCAAATACATCTGAAATTGAAGTTTGTGGATTCGTCTTAGTTGAAAACGGCGAATTGAAAAGCGAACCAGCCAAAAACATAGCTTCGTATCAAAATGATATATTTGAAATACATCCTCTAGAAGTAGTGCGTAAAATTAGAAGTGGTAAGCTTGCAGCTATCTATCATACTCACCCAAGCTGCGGAGAACAGGAGTCGAAATTCGACAGATTTAATTGTGAAAATTCTTGCGTTCCTTATTTGATCTATAGCAAGGAAACAAATAAATTTAATTTAATTTTGCCGAGAAAACCTCATGTAAATAAAGAGTATATTGAAATATTAAGGAAAAACTATGACTAATGTATTTTTGTACGGAGAGTTAAGAAATAAATTTGGAGGAGAGTTTGCGTTCAACATCAATTCTGCTAGAGAAGCGTTTTTGGCTGTCAATGCTAATAGAAAAGGGTTTTTAGATGAGATAAAAAAGCTAGCGGCAAAAGGAATTTTTTATAGAGTTATAGTTGACGACGAAGTAATAGAGAAAGAAAAACAGCTTCTTATCGCTAAACCTCCTAAAGAGATTCACATTGTTCCAGTTGTGTGGGGAGCAGGAAGAAATGGGGCGGCAATTGGAATGCTTGTGGTTGGAATAGCTCTTGTAGCTATGACTGGTGGTCTTGCAGCGATTGGAATTCAAGGCATGTCCGCTTTTGCTGGCGCCACAGCAACTGCCGCTGCTGGCTCATTGGCTGGAGCCGCAGGATTTGTCGGTTCTCTTGGTATGGCGTTAGCCGTGCAAGGCGCAATGACCCTTCTTTTCCCGCCTCCAAAACCTGACTTTAATCAAGAAGTTCAAGCTGGCGGTAAGTCTTATTTGTTTGGCAATAAACCGTCTAACGCTTCTCAAGGTCAAGCTGTACCAGTCGGCTATGGAAGACTAAAAATAGGATCTTCTCAAATAAGTTCAAGCGTTGATCATTACGGAATAAACGCAGACGTAAAGCAGCTAATGGCTCCTGTAGATAAGCCAATTGATGATTACACTCAGTTAGAGTTTGCTGATGAGCAAGAGCTTACCCAGCAAGATTCATTTTCGACCAATCAGTCTGCTATCTTTGAAGAGCCGTTGAATATTTACTATATAAATGTATTAAACTCTTACATAGATATCCTGACAAAAAGCGCAGAAAAAGTAGTTTCTAGACCTGTTGAAGTTGTTGTAAGAAAAAATACAGAGATAATTTCTAACCCGGATCTTCCAACTTATGATGCAGATATAAAATATGAGTGGGAAGAGGTGAGCACGGACGCCTCCAAGGGACAGGTTAGAATAGAAAATCCATATTCTTTTAAAACAGGAATAATTTTAAGATCGTATCACTCCCCTGATTTCACTGTCACGAACGATTATAATAATATCACAAATATTGATCCAAGCTATTTTACTTCTTACGAAGTTGATGATTTGGTGAGATTTGGGCCTCAACAATTTTATAAATCAAAATTTCTTTCTTACGATGCTAATTATGTATACAGAAGTGGAGAATTAGTTAATTATCCGACAGGAACAGACACAGAAACATTTTTTCAAGCTAAAGAAAATGACAGAACTGGTTTCTTTGGTCTTACGCCAACTGGAAGTGATGGGTTAATAAGAACAGACTATTGGAGAAAAATTCTTCCGCCTCCTTTAGAGTATTTGTACAAATGCACTGCAACTACAACTGGACATTTGCCAACTACTGGCGCATTAGACGCAAACGGAGCCCCAATTGCAGAAACTAATTTTTGGACAAGAGTAGAATCTCCCTCTAGCACACAGGAAATGAACGCTTTGTTTAAAGATTACCCATCTTACACTGACAACAAACAATTCGTTCATGTTGGAAACTTTGATGGCTTAAATGAACCAGGGATCCAAGGCGTAAGCTCTAATTTAGATAACTACGGAATGGAGTTTCTTGGATATTTTTATGTTTCGGTCGCTGGCAGAATAAAGAATGTTTATGAACTGGGAACTGCCCAAGGTACTTATGAAATAATTAAAGTTGGCAATACTGGTCAATGGAGTGGCCTTGGCTTAACTGGTCAAGGAGGAGTCGCATTAACTCCAAGAATAGGCGCGACTTTCAATAAAACTGCGACGCAAGGAACCAGCGATGGCAAAGTAGCGCAAGTAGCTGAATTCCAATTTAAATTGGATTCTGACGATGCTTCGGATTTGTTTATAGATCAAAGCGGAGTTTCTACATATTATGGTGGGCATGGGATGTATTCTGGATTCGCTAATCCTTTAGCTCCAACACAAGACCAAATTACCGCGCTTCATTCAACTGTTAGCCCAATTTATTTAACCGCTGGCTATCATCGTTTGTACGCTAGAGTTCAAGATTCTAGAGGGGCAGAAGGAATAACTATCTATCATAGGTACGATACAGATAGAAATGGATCATATTCAGATTGGGCAGTACTTCCAAAAGAAAAGATTTTTTATTCAAATGATGACTTGCAATTTCCCAGAGATGAAAAATTCTTGGAACAAGGAATTTCTGGATATATAACTCCAGCAGATGGACAGGGAGAAACAATGGTGAGCGGACAAAGCTATAAAATAATAGTTCCAAGTTCAACTTCTTGGACTGAATTAGGAGCAGCTTCTTCAGCCGCTGGGACTGTATTTTATTACAATGGAGGTGACGCTGGAACTTCGGATGCCAACGCAAGAGTAACAAAAGATTTTGTAAATTATGCCCAGCAAAATTCGGCAGAATCAAATAGGCTTGTCAGATTTGTAGCCAACAGAAGAGAAGTCAACGGCTCTGTGGACAATGGTTATGCAACTTATAAAGCAAGATATGTTTGTAAGGCGACCATAGGCGATAGAACTACAATTTCTGCGTCTCCTGTAAGAATGAATGTTAGATTTATCCCAATGGAGCTTTCAAGAGGAACTTCTAAAGACGCAATCTTACCACCTCAATCTCAAGTTTAACGTGAAAATTTTAAATCCATATAGATTTTACAGAGGAGGCAAAGGAGAAGCGGATACTCCTGCGCTGGAGCCACCAAGAAGGCAAGATCTTAGAAGATCTATTTCGATTTCAGAAAGCGTTGATGTTCTTTGCGAAGGGCCGATTTATGGACTTGTTGATAAATTTGGCAAAAAAGTATATGGATTGGATATGTTAAAAGGTATTTATTTGAATAAAACTCCAGTTATGAATGCAAATGGAGAATATAATTTCAGAAATGTTTCAATGGAAATTAATCTTGGAACCGAGAACCAAAAGCCTTTGGCGAACTTTAGAAACGTATACATAATGAGGCCCGCTTCATTTAAGCTTTTGGGTCCAATAAACAATCAACTTACTCCAGATGGCTCAATTGATAAAAGGTACAGCAATGGAGAAAAGGGCGTTCCAGCAGTAAGAAACTTTTCTGATTGGGCCGCTGGTTGGCCTACGCAGCCTCAAGACCCATTCGTTTTTGTTCATCAAATACGAAACAAAGATGTTAAAAAAATAAGAATAAGTCTTCTTGTTGAGGCTTTGTTCGATACTGTAGATATTGGAGAAGGTGGAAAAGGAAAAGATATTGGTCTTAGTAAGGCAGCTACTGTTAAAATTTTAGTAAAAACGGGCGTCGATGGGGCGGCTCCATTTCAAGTTAAAGAATTTCCCATAACAGGAACAGCGCAAACTCCTTTCGCGTTAACCCTTGGAGAACAAATTTCTCAGCCATTTGGACAAGGAACTTACAGATCAATTGGAGGAGGTGGTGCAGGAGGTATGATACTAACAGGTCCAACTGGAGGTTCGTTCTCTAGCTTTAGAGACTATTTCTCAAGTGTATTTTTCCAAGATCGTCTGCCAGTGACACCGTTTGTTTCATCGTAAAATGCAAAATCAAAAAACAATAGAAGAAATTCTAGCATCGAGCATAAAGCCCAGAAATTATTCTGATATTTTGGCGATTATTTATAATTTGAGAAAAAGAGAGAAAAAAGACTATTTCCCACAAGCTTTTCAAAAAAACATTGTTAGTTCTACAGCTATTGGTGATAGTGGGACTTACAGTGTATTTGATGCCATTAATGCTTCTTATTCAAGAAGCTCCACAATGACTTTGGCAGGAAGGGCTAGCTATGCAGAAACAAATGGGGCAATAGTTGTAGAAAAAAAAGCAATAGGCATTTTTGCATGGATAGACGTAAATCGCCAAGGATCTCCATTTTATTTGCCAGAAGCTAAGTCCATTCAGTGCCCAGGCTCTCAAATTCAAAGCAATGGGCAGTTTTCTTTTGATGTCCCAGAATCGATTATGCAAAGTTTAAGTTTGGGAACTCATTACATATATATTGACGCATCTTCTCCAGATAATCCAGCAGTAAGGTTAACTGCTTCTGGAACAGGCACAGACCCAACAAACTTGTATACTTACAATGTAAGAAGCTTTACAATAACTGCTTAAAACTTATAATATATAAATGAGCGATCCGAAAGAAGGTGAAAACGGTGGAGAAGATGGCGATGTAGTAGATCAATATCTACAAATATCGTCCAATGAAATAGTTTTGCCAGAATCAGTAAATGGAAAAGATAGGTATGTGACTATAGAAAAAATCTCTGCGGAGACGGTTTCGCCTTTGATAAAAAAAGATGTTTCAGTTGACTCTATCTATGAAATTATAGACAGGAACTTTTCATATCCATTGACAGCCCACGTTGGATTGAAATTTGACTCAAGAAGCTTTTCTCAAGTTCCAGCAAAAGAGTTTGATGTTAAAATGAAAAAAATCAAAGTCCCTTCCAATTATTTTCCAATTGGAGGAGATGGATTAGATAGGCGATATGTATTTTCTAATCCAGACTATCCAGCAAATCCAACGACTTTAGATGCGGTATTTATTGTGGATCAAAACATGAATTCTGCAACTCGCGCTCTTTTGAGAAGAAATTTGCAGTCATTTTTAACAAAATTAATTGCTGGATATACAAATGTAAGATTCTCAATTTGGCAAACGGCTGCATCTGGAATCAATACAATAATTAATGAAAAGACAGGCGACACCATAAATGGATTCACCCATTATGATTCTTACTTCTTTAGAGAAGTAGAAACTCCAGATTCGACCGGAGCCAATCAAACAAACCTTTATAAACTATTAGATTCTGCGCTTGGCGCAACACAATTAAACCCAGAGACAAGCCCAAACCCAGACGAAACAATCATCACGAACTTCTTTCTAAGAAAGAGTCAATTTTCGATTACTGATGAAGTCGGGAAAGCTTCAGAAGCCTCTTTGCTGCAATCCATTTGGAAAAATACGGTAAGAAAAATAATTTATTTTTCTGGTTCTACGCCAGAAGTAATGCACCCGACAACATATAACTTGTTACTAAACCAAGCTGCTGAAAATGGAATTCAGATATACTATTTAAATACAGATCCAGATTTTTCTGGAACAAGAACTTTAAGAGAATTGGCGACAGAAACTGGAGGCGCCAAATTTAATCTTGGGCACGATTCAGACATCAAGCTTCAGCAATTCTGCGATGCCAATTTTTACGACAGTAATAAGATTTATTATGGAGATTGGGACGGAACGTTCAAAACAGCTTGGACTGATAACCCTGCTTGGATTTTGTATGACATAATTACAGATTTTAATTATGGCCTTGGAAATTTTATAGATTTAGGATCTGTTGACAAATGGAGCTTATATGATATTGGGCGTTACTGCGATGCAGTAGATGATGATGGTAGATTTAAAG